TATATTAGATTTGTTTATACCATCACCTAGTGGAACTTTTAACGGTTTATTTATAGAACTTAAAATCGAAGGAACTAAACTAACCAAAAAGGATGGTAGTATGTTTGCAGGTGCTAAAGGTATTCACATTAATAATCAGGTGAGCGAAATGAATAGGTTAAAACAGTTAGGCTATTACGCTACATTCGGAATAGGTTACGACCACTGTACAAGTATTATAGATGCTTATTTAAAATAAATGGAACTACAAGAAGCTAATAGTATATTAAGCCGTAATGGTGTTAAAGTATATCCTATAAATGTAGGAGGTAAGTTTAAAATAGTTACAGAGTTAAACGGTAAAAAGAAAACATTTAATAAGTTGTTAACCGAGAAAGAACTAAATATACAAACGAATAAAAACCCTTTAGTATTAACTATAATTCATTTAGCAAAACAAATAAGAGAAAATAACTATTAAAAAGTTTGTTATATCAAACTAAAGTGTTATCTTAGTGTAACAATTAAAACAAAAACTATGATACGTACTACTTCATTAAAGCACTACAAAGAATTAAAAGCAAAAGGTATTAATGCTCAATTAGTAACTAAACAAGATTTAAACTAAAACTATGGAAGAAGAAACAACACACTGTATAGAATGCGAAGGTACAGGAATAGTAGAAGATTACGCTAAGTGTAGTGTAAATGCTGATGACTGTTGTGCAAGTTGTACGGTAGAAAAAGACTGCTACGAGTGTAGCGGAACTGGATTAGTAACAATAGAATATTAATAGATATGAGCAAAGCAAGAGAAGAAGCCGAAAGGTTGATAAATTTAATGAGTTCTCAAACATATACATATCAACCTTATGCAGGAGCACACCAGCAAGAAGAAGAGATAGGCGATGAAGCAGGTAAAAAATGTGCTTTAATTTGTGTAGATATGATAATGAATGTTGAAATGTATGATATTACTGGAGGTAGGCAAATGCTACATAAAGAATATTGGCAAGAAGTAAAACAAGAACTAAATACTTTATAGATATGATACATTGGGGGATAGTAATATTACTAGGAATAATGTCCTTTACTTTTGGAATAAGAGTAGGGATAGGTAATGATAAAGGGGAGTGCACAGATAAGTGTAGAGTTAAAGAGTTAGAACTACAAAAGGAGATTGATGAGTATAAGTGGAGATATGAATTAGTAAACGATATTAAGAATTAACGTTTAGGCTAAGGTTAGTAGCCTTAATTACTGACCATTAAAATTACAACAAGACCTAGTGAGGCTATTAACTTTAGACATTGTTAGGCACAGTTAATTATGACAACACGAAAATTAGTAAACTTGATGATGCGTTCATCTGATACAAATCCTTATAGCGGAAAATTAACAAAAAAGCAGAATGTTTTGTGTGCTATTGAACTTGCAAAACTATGTAAAGAATTTGCAGATACAGGACAAACTGCCGAGGCAATGGATATTGAAAGCACACAATGGGTAGAGGTAATAAGTAAGTTAGAAAGCAAGAGCCTTAATTGTGCCTAACACCAAAATACTAATCGTTTTAATGATTTGTATTGACTGTTAAAATAAATAAATAGATGCTACCCGCACGAATGAGGGTAGCATAAAAAACAAATAAGATGAAGAAAACAATAATAAAAACACTTATACTGCTTGTATTTATAAGCAGTGTAACATTAACAGTAATAACATTTGATACATTTGAGCCAATAACAATATTATATTATGTATTAGGTTGGTGGAAAGTTTATGAGTTAATAGACTATGCTACTAATTGGTTAACTAAAAACAAATAAGATGAGATTAAGCGAGTATGTAAAAGAATTGTTGTATAGTACTAAATTTACTGTTGATGAAAAGTACGTGATAATTAATAAATATGTACATTTTATAACCCAACCTTTAACATTATCAATGTTTATTCCTGCAAAGTTAGTTAACGGTAAATGGGTTGTTTTGGAAGAGCCTAATTATTTTGTTAATTATTTATGGAGCGACCCTAAAGAGTTAGGTATGAAAGAAGCCACAATTAAGGAGTGTGATGAATACAAAAAGGCTTTAGACAATGTTATATTTAAAGGGTGTAAAATATATAAAAGACATAACGATTTTATATTGGATGATGTATCAATAACGGAATTAAAAAAGCAGGATTATGAAAGATAAAATCAAATTAACAAGAGCAGAAGTACAAAGTAATTATAATAGACAAGAATGGGCAGAGGGATTGATATTACAATTACCAAAAGAACATGAAGGTAGGAATAGTTGGTTACTTAATTATGGAAAGCTAAAAGAAGCCGAGGAATTAAGAAAAAAAAGAAAGCTAAAATTCAGTAAAAAACATCAATCCTGTGAAACTATAAAAAGTTAACAGATAAGAAAACTAATTAAATATAAATAGAGATGAAATACATTATAAGACTAATAACACTACCATTTGTATTGTCTATAAATACAATAGGAATGATAAGAAAAATGTTTAAAATATCTAAATGTTGGTTATTATATGGTGGAGAAGCAATAACATACCTACATAAAGACGAAAAAAAAATGATAGCTGATATTTATTCAGAAACAGTTAATCAAAAATATTATAAAAAATAAAACAATGGAATACAAAGGAGATTTAAAAGAATTCCCACAAGAGGTGGTTGAATGGATGTGCGACCAACAAGAAGCACAAGGTAATAAAAGAGATGTTAGTGTGTTTGAGAAGGATAAAAAATCTAATAAAGAACAGGGCGGGTTTGATTGGATAAAAGCTGATGATGATATAGGAGTAGATGATTTTAGCTGGGATATAATACTTTCAAAAAACTTCGATTTATTCTTTAAACACTTCCCTAAAAAAGAAAACATAAACGATATACTAGAAGAGTGTAAAAGGAGGTTTCCGAAAGGGAGTAAGGTTTTTAGTCCTATGACTGGAGATAAATTTAAAGTTTGCCTAGAAAACACATTCTCTAATAATGACATACACTTTACTAGTGGCACGGCAGTAATGGCTCTTTTAGATGATGGAATGGATTGTAATGCTCTATACTATAATGGCAAATACGCTACCTTAGTGGAAGAAGAACAAGAACAACCATCAGGATTACAATTTATGTTTGAAGAAAAAGAAGAGGAACAAGACTACCCTAAAGTTATGTGGTGCTGGGATGATGATGTTAGTGAATGTAACGAATGGCTTGTTATAGGTAAGTTAAATGATTTTTATATGGGTGTAAGTGATACTTACAAAGATAAATTTAATAATGAACTAAAATCATTAGGAGTATTTAATGGGTATATAAACTTTTTCAAAAACGCTTCACTAACTAAACCAGTTAAAGAATACACAAGAGAACAAGCTTTAAAGGAATTTAACATTAATATAGTAGATTAAATAATTAAGCAAGAACAAAAGCAATAGAGAAGTTAAACGAAATAATAAATAAACAGTAATAATAAACTATTTGTATTGTAACTTTTTTTTACTATCTTCGTATCGTAATGAGTATAACAGAATTAATAATAAAAGATAAAGTTTGTATTAACTATGCTAAAAGTTTAGCAGGAGATGACTACAAAGACTTACTTAGTGATGCTATCGAGAAGATACTAAGCCTAGAGAATAAAGGAAAGGTATTTAACAATAAGTATAAAAGTTATTTTTATCTAACTCTTAAAAGTGTATTAAACGATAAGTACAGAAAAAAGAAAGTTAAAGAAGTTGAGTTAAAACAACAACACCTAGAAATGAAAGAAGAAACAAATAGTATAAGCATACATCAAAAGGTATTGGAAAACTTTTTATCTACTAAGTTCAAAGACGAGAAAGAACAGTTAGCACAAGTAATAACAGAGCTTAGTCTTAGAATGGATAAAAAAGAAATAGCCGAAAGAACTGGATACTCTAAAGAGTTAGTTTATCAATACCTAAACATAGCAAAAGAACTAATTAAAGATGAATACAATAGAGTTATATTTAATAAGCGTTAGTATATCTATAATATGGTTTGATGTTTTATATATACAAACTTACATTAAGAAGATACTAGGATATAAAGAACACGACTTCATAAAGCCTTTTGACTGCCGTTACTGTACGTTCCACCACTTAGGTTTATTAGTTGGGTTAGTTTACTTTTTACCTAGCTTAGAATACATTGAGTTAATTAAATACGCTTTAATAAATTACGCACTTACAAACATAATTACTAAACAATGGGATTAGAAGATATACACAACCTCAAAGCAATAGATAAAGAAATAGAAACAAAACTATTATCTATAAGAGGTAAACTAAAACAGAATACTAAACTAAGCCAAGAGGACAACCATATTGCAAAAGTATCGTATAAAGCTATTACAGGTAGAAAACCGAATACAGGTTGTCAATCGTGTAACAATATGATTAAGATACTTAACAACTGGTTTATTAGTTACTACGATAAACAAACAAAAGGAGAAACACTAACTCAAGTAAACGAAACTAAACAACCTAATTACTTTGAACTATTAAAGATGGCAAAGGATAAAGGTTTTGAAATAAAAGGAAAACCAAACAAACAACAATTAATTGAATACTTAAATAAATAATTATGACAGTAGTATATTGGATAGTAGGACTTGCAATAGCAGTAACAATTTTAGGAATGTTTAATCCAAAAGTAGAAGATGGGAACGAAGAAGGGAAATAGTAAATATATTGAAACTCCTGAAAAGCTTTGGGAATACTTTAAAGACTATGTAAAACACGAACAAGAAAACCCTATGTATAAGGTTGAATATGTTGGTAGGGATGGAGCGAAAGAGAAAACACCTTTAGAAACTCCTATCACTTTTATAGGCTTTGAATGTTATTTAGCAGATAGAGAAATCATAAACGATTTAGGAGATTATAGAAAGAATGATGACAATAGATATGCAGATTATGCCCCTATCATTACACGTATAACAAACAATTGCTTTGCTCAAAACTTCAAAGGGGCAAGTGTTGGTTTGTTCAATGCAAACATAATAGCACGTAAACTAGGATTAGTAGAGAAACAACAAACAGAGATTAAAGCAGAGCCGAGAGTATTTAATATACCGAAAGACTAAATGCCTTTAGAAGTAACTACATCATTAAAAAAAATGTTATCCCTGCATAAGCCTATAAAACTTGTGCAGGGTGCTACTTCTTCGGGTAAGACATACGGTATTATACCAATACTTTATGATAGGGCTTTAGAAACTCCTAACACATTAATAACGGTAGTTGCCGAAACGATACCTAGTTTAAAAGATGGGTGTGTTAAGATATTCAAAGACTTTATGTATGATGAAGGTAGATGGCGTGATGACTGTTGGTTAGGTAACCCTATGCAATACACACTTCCTAACCGTTCAAAGATACAATTTAAAAGCTTTGATAGTGAGGGTAAGGCTAAGGCTAGTGGTAAACGTGAAATACTATTTATTAATGAAGCAAACCACGTTCCTTTTAAAATTGCTGATGCTTTAATAATTAGAACAACCAAAGAGGTTTGGTTAGATTTTAATGCAGATAGTGAATTTTGGGGACATACCGAAGTACTAAAAAGTAATGATGCCGAACTATTAAAGTTAACGTACTTAGATAATGAAGCAATACCAAAAGGAACTCTATTGAAGATGCTAGACCGAAAGGCTAAAGCAGAAGAAGAAGAAGCTAAAGGAGAGCGTGGTTACTGGTGGAATTGGTGGAGGGTTTACGGACTGGGAGAAGTAGGTAGTTTACAAGGGGTTGTTTTTAATAATTGGAAACAAGTTAAAGAAATACCTCAACAAGCAAAACTATTAGGATATGGAATTGACTTTGGATATACAAATGACCCTACTACGTGTGTAGCAGTTTATGAGATGGATAACCAATACTACTATGATGAAGTTCTATATTCAACAGGATTAACAAATCAAGATATAGCAGTTAGGTTGTTACCGATAATAGGAGGGGAAATAGTATATGCTGATAGTGCCGAACCTAAAAGTATTGAAGAGTTACGTAGGGAGGGAATGAGAATAATAGGAGCAGAGAAAGGAGCAGACAGTATTATGTATGGTATTAACAAGATGCAACAAGATACATTTTACGTAACAGAAAAGAGTACTAACCTAGTTAAAGAGTTAAGGAACTATACTTGGTTAACAGATAAAGAGGGTAGAACAGTTAATAAACCAGTAGACGCACATAATCACTTGATAGATGCTATTAGGTACTTCTTAACCTCACAGAATAAATACGATGGAACTTATTAAGATATAGATAAATGAAAAGATACATAGAAATAATAGACAAGAAATTAGAAGTGGGTTTAGAGTATGATTTTACTCGTTATGAAAAGTCAGGTATGTATGAGATAAATGGGCATATATACTACGCTAACCTAATAGAAAATATGGTGTACTTCTTGGGTGTTTTAGATAAAAGAATAACAATCGAAAAAGAAGTATCTACATCAGGAACTATAAATGAAGGTTTCGTACTTAAATTATCGGAAGTTTTAACACGTAAACAATGAATATAAAGATACCAAAAACAATAGATGGACTAAAACTTAAACACGTAGAAGCGTTTGAGTTGCTAAGAGATACCGAGTACATACCTGTAAAAGATAAGATAAAAGTAATATCTATTATTACAGGTTATTCAGTTGAGAAACTAAGCCAATACGAATGGGGAAACCTTAAAAAAGTGTTTAATAAGATAGTTGAGTGTTTAGGCACGTACAAAGAAAATGAGTTACCCCTAAGCATAGAGTTTAACGGTAGTGAATATGAGTTAGTACAAAAGTTAGACAAGCTTCCTGCTAGTTGGTTTATAGATGCTGATACAGTTGAGTTAGAGAAACATCCAGAAGTACTTGCTTCACTTTGCTACATTGAAAAAGGTATGGAGTACTGCGAAAAGGATAAACATAAGAATATTAAAAACCCTATTAAACCAAGAGCAGAAGTCTTTAAAGAGCATTTACCACTTAGTACATTTTTAGATTTGTCCGCTTTTTTTTTGCAGAAACACAAGCAATACAAAACTTCCTTAGTAATGATAAACCAAGCAAGGGAAAAACTAAGAGAAAAGAAAGAAAAGCGTTTGAGTGGGAAGAAATAATACACGCTATGTCTAAGGAATATGATTGTGATTGGGACACTATAACAAGCCTAAATATAATAACCTTTAACCATAGACTTAAATTCCTAGAGCATAAGATTAATGAAATAAAAAAAAGTAAGAAATAAACGTATAACTAATACAATGGCTAAAGATTTAACTTCATTTCTTAAAACGACAGGGCAACTTAAAAAGGAGTTTAGGTTTAAAGCTAATTCAGAGTTAGAGCAAACTGTCAAAGAGTGGATTGAAGAACGTAGGTTAGTAGCAGAACAGATTTTAAAAGACAAAGGAAATTATAGTACTGGTGCTTTGGCTAACTCAATAGTGCCGAGAACAAAGGAATTAGATGGCGGTGGTTTATTGGTTGAGGTGTTAGCTGATAGTTATTGGAAGTTTATGGATAAAGGGGTTAACGGAGTCTTTAATAACTTAGGTAGCCCTTACTCTTTTAGAAACTTAGGAGTAGGTTATGAGATGCATAGAAGCTTTAGCAACTTTATAAAAAATAAAGGCATAACAGTACGAGATAATCAAACCTATGAGGGTTTAGCTTATGCACTTGCAAAGTCCGTTAAGAAGGAAGGTATAAAAGGGAATGAGTTTATGAGTGTAGCCTATTCAAATGAAGCGATAGCCGAACTTAGCCAAAGGTTAGAAAAAGATGTAGCACGAGTATTTAATAGTTTATAATGGCAGTAACAATAACACAAAATCCGCAACTATACACACCTAGTGATAACCCAGTAGTATGGGTTTTTAGTAGCGACCAAACGGCACAAGCAAACTTTTACTTTTTAGTTGAGGTTTATATTAGTGGTAACTTAGTTGAGAACCACAAAGTATATCCTGAAAACGGAAACTATGCACACTTTAACGCTCAAAGTATTACAGAAAGGTATGCAAGTGTAATAGATACTAACATTACTTTTGAAACAGAGGTTAACAATAATGTAGAGTCTTACATTAAAGTTATTGAGTATTACGGCACTACGCCAACTGCACAAGCGAACGCAACAACTTCAACTATAAATGTATTTAAAGCAAGGTTAAAACGCAAAGACTTTGTATCTTATGATTATTTAGATTATAAACTTACTGCAAGTTCTTTAGTAGGCAAAGCATTAACCTCATTCCCTAGCAATTCAAAAAGGCTATGTGCATTAGATGAGTTGATTTATGGTACATTCTTAGTAGATGGGTTATATACTAATATAAGTATTGCAACCTATGAAGCTGGTAATGTTGTCCCTATTCAAAACTTTTCTAGTACTGCAACAACAAGCACGGACAAAGTAATGGGGTTTGATTTGTCTCCTATTGCTATGGAAACTTTATTTCCTACATTAAACTTAACAGGAATAGATAGTTATATTATAACTGTATTTAATGGGTTTACTGGATATACTAATCCGTTTACTGTTTATATCGATAGTAGTTGTGAATACTCAACTAAAAAGCGTTTACATTTTCTTAATTCTTTAGGAGGTATTGATAGTTTTACTTTCGGTTTAATAGGTAGAGAAAGTACAAGTATTGAAAGCTTTGGTTATGAAAGACAGTTCGGGGGGTTTAACGGCTCTAACGATTGGGAGTATAGTTTAAATGAGGGTACAGTAGTTGATTACTTAAAGAAGTTTAATAGTAAGTTAGATTTAACTAGCGACTGGTTAACACAAGATGTACAAAATTGGTTAAGTAGTGAGTTATATACTTCTCCTGTTGTTTGGATTGAAGAAGATGGAGAACTAAATAGAGTTAAGGTAACAAACAAAGGTTACGATAAGAAGATACAAGAGAATGATATGTTGTTCCAAGAGGTTGTATCTATTGAATTAGGAAACGATTATAGTGTTAACGTATAATGGAGCATCAACTATACATAAATGATTACTTAGTAGACTTATCAGAGGACATACCGTTCCCTATTACGTTCTCTATTGCTGATATTAAAGAGCCTGAAAATAGGAAAAGGAGTGTATCTAAAACTATTACTTTAAAAGGTACACAAAATAATAAGCAAGTATTTAGTGGTGCTTATCAGTTGAGCCTTTCGGATGATGGTTTTGGTTTAGGTTTTGCAATAGACCCTAATAAGAGAGTAGAAGCAAGGTATGTAAAGAACAGTAGAGAGGTTTTTAGTGGGTTGTGTCAATTAATGCAGGTTAACCTAGATAATGAAGCTTACACCTTTGAAATAGTTTTGTTTTCAGACTTTGTAAACTTGTTTCAGAAGTGGGATGAGATAACAGTAGGGGAATTAGGTTGGAATGAATACGACCACGATTTAAACATTACTAATATAGAGAACAGTTGGGAAACTTCTGTTATTAAAAATAGTGTTGCTACTTCTAATTTTACTACTGGTGTTCCTGATGGGTTTGGATATGTTTATCCTTGGATTGATTTTGGTTATAATAACAGTAGCAGAACGATAGAGATTAATGACTTTGTACCTTATGTGTATGTAAAAGAGGTAATGCAGAAAGCCTTTAGTTATTTAGATTACAATATAGATAGTACTTTCTTTGATACTGATTTATTTAAAAGTCTTGTGTTTGGTTTTGGTGGTGGAAAGAAAACAATGCTTAATCCAACAGATAAAAGCAATAGGCAAGTTAACTATTCATTTGATGGTACGTATTCAAACGATATAAGTCCTATACCTTTAGCCTTCTATACAAATGGAGATGTGTATTATCAAGCATTATCTAATATAGATTTACCACTAAGTCAATTTACTGAAACTTTAATAAGTGATGGGTACACTCAGTACGATAATGTAAGTAACAATATCGTAGTTAAAAGGTCAGGAACATATAAGTTAAATGTAGATTTTGACATAGATATGAGTGCAGATTTCGACATAGGCACTAGTAACGGAGGGACACAAAGGGCGATATTTCAAGTAAAAAAGAACGGAATAGTAATAGGAAGTTCCAATACTTTTTCAATACAAACTACAACTACAAACTTTGCATTTGCTAAAGATTTTGATTTGAATTTAAAGTCAGGAGATTACATAGAGTTAGTTTTTGCTTTGCAGATAAATAGGTTTAGCTTTTCTTCACTACCTAATACTTACACGGTAGATTTTAATTTAAACAATGATTTTGCCTTTGATTTAACAAGTAGTGAGGGAATATATTTAGAAGGGGATAACATAACCCTATCGAGGTTTTTACCTAATATGAAAGTAAGTGAGTTTGTTAAGGGTGTTATAACTATGTTTAACTTATACATAGATGATTTAAACGATAGCACTTTTAAGATTGAACCGTTAAGTACTTTTTATGCTCCTAATAGTGATGCGGAAGATTGGACTAATAAATTAGACTTATCAAGAAAGCAAGAGATTAAACCAGCATCAGCAATTAGTGGTAAGTCTTATGAGTTCGAGTTTGATAAAGACAATGATTATTATAATAACTTTTACTTAGATAAATTTAACGAGGGTTATGGTAATTACTCTTATGATGTTTCTAACTCATACCAAAAAGGTTCTAAGAAGTTTAAAGTACCTTTTGCGGTTGGAGTTCCTGTTGAGGAGAGTGCAGGTTTTGTAAGGCCTAGATTAATTAATATAGATATACTTTCTAATACAGTAACACCATACAAGGGAAAGCCTAAGATGTTTTTTTATAATGGATTAAAGACTGGAAGTGTAAATGTTAATTACTCAGGAGGTATTTATACAACTGCATCATATCCTCAAGTTCATCATAGTTTTGAGGATATTGAAAACCCTACTTTCGACTTATTGTTTTCTAAACCTAGAGAGGTTTTTTATAATTACACAAACTATAACGAGCAAAATATATTCAACAACTATCACAGAACATTCACAAGAGAGTTGAGCGAAAGAGATGCTAAACTATACACGGCTTACTTTAAGTTAGATGATTTAGATATTGAAAAGGGAATGTTCAGAAACTTAGTTAAGATAAACGGCGTACTATTTAGAAAGAATATAGTAGTAGATTATGATGCTACTGGGCATAGCACAACAAAAGTAGAATTATTAAAGGTATTGGAAACAACAGAAGTACAAACTAATAATCCTGTAATAACTTTAGGAACCGGATTAGGCGGTAGTGTTGGCGGTGTTGTGTTTTCTCCTAATGGAGTTGGACAAGGTTCGAATGTAATAAGTGGAGGTTTGAATAGTGCTTTAAGAACAACAAAAATAATGACAGGATATGGCAATAGAATTTAAAAGAATAGTAACAAAGATAAGTAATACTGCTAGTGTAGTTCCTACTATACCGACAACTAACGACCATAGTGATGGGAGTTGGTTATCTACGGATATATACAAAGGAGAACTTTTTTTTAATAGTGAGGATGCTACATTGTATACTAGAGATGAGAATGATAATATAGTTACTTTAAACGGTAGTGCAGGTAGTGGAGATTTAGATGGAGTGGAAACAATCGAACTTGATAGAACTTTTATTTTGACAGACTCAAACAAGATAATAAGACTAAATGGGTCTGCCGACAGAGTATGGACTGTACCACCTAATAGTAGTGTAGCGTTTCCAATAGGTACGCAGATATTATTAGAGAGAATAAACACGGCAGAGTTAGACGTAGTAGCAGGTGCAGGAGTTACGGTTAATAGTGCAGATGGTTTTTTAAGTTTAAACAAGAGGTATAGTGGTGCGGTGTTAGTAAAGACTAATACTGATACTTGGGAATTATTCGGAGATTTAAAAGCTTAATTTATGTTAGCAAGTGTAACAGGAATATTAGAAAGTAGTAAGAGTGATGGCGGATATGGTTTTGTAACTAGGGGTATTGTTACGGCTTTAGACTCTAGGCAGACAGATAGTTATTCAGGTAGTGGTACTACTTGGAGTGATTTAAGTGGTAATGGTAATGATGCCGTACTTAGCGGAGGAATAGTTCAAGACGTAGATAATAGCTTTATATTTGATGGTGTTAATGATGTATCTACTACTTCAATTTTAACCTCTGTTTTCTCAAGTGGTAATGCTAGCTTATGTATTTATCTTAAAAACTTCTCGGCATCTTCGAATACTCAAAATAACGTACTAGCTTATGGAGATGGAGTTGATGCGTTTCTATACGCTTATGGTAATGGACTTGGATATATAGGTACTTTTAGAAGTGCAAGAGTTGATTCAATAGCCTTATCAGGTTCGGTAACACGAACTAACTTCCATCAATTAACATTCACTACTGCAAACGGTGGGAATTGGAATATGTATCAAAACAACATTTTAGTTAAGACAGTAAGTGCAGAGGCTACCGTTAAGTTTTTAGACCAATACATAGGAAGAGACCCAGTAAATGTCAATAAGTATAAAGGGAATGTTAGTTCTTTATTAATATATAATGTAGAACTAACTACGGCAGAAATAGCAAGTAACTTAACATATAATCAAAGTTTATAATAAAAAATATGGGAACAATAAGTAAAGAATTAAGCGTAAACTCTAAGGAGTTAATTAAAGGAAGTACAGAAAAATATCAAGTAGGAAACTTAATAGAGAACTGTGAGAATATTAAAATAGAGATAACCAATGCTAATAGGCTAAAGGTATCTTATAGCAAGTATTACTATGATGGTAATGGAGAAGTTATGGATATTAAGCCAATGGTTAAAACTTTATTTATAACTGATGAAGCCGAAGAGGGTACGGTTGATTTAGATGAAAACCTAAGCGAAGTACCTAACACTTATGTAAAAAATAAAGATGAGGTTTTAAATATAACTAACATCAAAACTCAATTAGATACTATTATACAATTAGCTATTGACAAAGTAAAAGTAAAAGAGGGTTACGATAAATTATAATTATGGCACAAGAAGTAGCAATAAAACTAAACTTTGATGCAGGTAATTCGGTCAAAGAGATTGAACGTATTGATAATGTTTTAAAAGACATTAAAAAGAATACTAATGTAGATAACGTAAACGACCAATTTGCTAAGTTAAATGCTACTATTGATAAAGGTGGTAATAGTGCAGAGGACTTACAAAGGGCGGTTAAGTCTTATCAAACTATTGCGTTAACTGCTGGTCGTACTTCTCCAATAGGGCAGGAAGCACTTAAAAGGTCGGCTATGCTTAAAGACCAAATGACCGATTTAGATAATGAGGTTAAGAGGTTAGCAAACGACCATAAGAACTTACAAGGTGCTATGGAGATAGGTAGTTCAGTTATAGGTGGTTACTCGGCTTTTCAAGGTGTTACTGCTATGCTAGGCACAGAGAATGAGGAGTTAATGAAAACTATGGTTAAGCTTCAAGGAGCTCAATCCGCTCTAACTGGTGTAATGCAATTAAAAACGGCACTAGAGAAAGAGAGTAGTGCTATGATGTTAGTTCAAAATATACGTACTAAGGTTGCTACTGGGTTACAGTTGGCATATAGTACAGTAATAGCAGGAACAACAGGAGCATTGAAGCTTATGCGTATGGCTCTTATTGCAACTGGGTTAGGTGCTATTGTTGTTTTAATAGGTACTTTAGTTGCTAATTGGGATAAGTGGAAGGATACCATAATATTAAGTATTGAGCAAGGGTTAAAACCTTTGATAGATATACTTAGACAGTTAGGTATTATGGAAAGTGAGAACGCTAAGATACTAAGAGAAGCAACCGAGCAAAGAATAGAGTTGTTATTAAGAGAGCAGGATATACTTAAAGATAGGTTAGATTTAGTTACAAGTAATTACGATAACGAAATTAAGCTATTGAAAGCAAGTGGTAAAGAAACTTTTGATATTGAAAAAGAAAAGTTACAAGCCGTTTATGAAAACACAAGGCAACAGGCTTTAAGACTTCAAGAGTTAGCAAGTTTAAGAACTGATTTAACCGAAGAAGAAAAACAAGAGCAAAGAGAGAAGTTTAAAGAGTTTGCTATACTACTTAAAAAACAAAAAACAGACATTGAAGCTTTTGAGGAAACTCACAACACTAAGATGAGGGAGAAAGCTAAAAAGCATAGTGAAAAACTTGTATCTATAAAAGAAAAAGAAGAGCAAGAAAAATTAGCATTAAAGCAAAGGTTTGAAGATTTAGCAATAGCAAACATAGAAGATGATGCACAAAGAGAGTTAATGGCTTTGGATATTAAGCATCAGAGGGAGATGGAAAAAATGATTGAGCAGTACGGAGAGAAAACCGAACTTATTGCTCAACTAGAAAGAGTGCAAGAAACTGAAAGGTTAAAAGCTATAAACGACATACAAGAGTTGCAGAAAGAAAAAGATGACTCGGCAACAGAAGAAAAGAAGAAAAAAGAAAGTACATATAATCAGTTTGTTTCTGATATGTTTAAAAAGACAAGTGATGAAATTGCACTAAGTACACAACAAAGAGATGAAGCAATAGCAGAAAGTAAAAAGGCTTTAATGAGTTCTACACAAAATGCTATCGGTATGATGATAAACCTAGCAGGAGAACAAAGTAAGTTTGGTAAAGCTTTAGCAGTTACACAGGCTGGAATTGATACGGCTATGGCTATATCCGCTTTAGTTAGATATTCACAAGCTAACCCAGCCAATGCGGTAACTGGTGGTGTTGCTGGTGCTATTCAGTATGCTAGTGGTGCTTTACAAATTGCTACCTCTATGAAGAAAGTATATTCGTTACTTAAATCAGGTTCTAATGTTTCTGTACCTAGTTTTAGTGGGGGTGGTTCAGGAGGTGGAAGTTCAACAAACACAAGAACAAGTCAACCAACAGAAACTAATACTAATGATGTAGGGCGTACAGAGTTTGTGCAAAACGACAACAGAGTAGTTTTAGTAGAAAGTGAGGTAAATGCTATGAGAATGAGAGCTAATCAAATTGACGTAATAAGCTCAATATAAAAAAATATAAACAAATAACGTATAACTAATAAGATATGATACCATTTTATAAAATACAAATAGACGAAGATATAGAGGGAATGGACTTTATAGCTTTAGTAGATGTTCCTGCTCACTTAAAGGGGTTTGAATATTTTAATGATACTAAGAAACCTGTTAAAATGGTTTTCAATGAGGAGAAGCGTATCGTTACTGGAGTTGCTATTGCTACCGATATTCCTATTTACAGAAATAGTGAGGATATAGGAGAACATTATGTAGTATTTAACAAAGAAGAAACTTTTAAAATTGCACAGAAAATGATGCAAAACGGTTTTTTTCACAATGTTAACGAAATGCACGATAGCAATAAACAGTTAGATGGCGTTTACTTAATTGAATCTTACTTTATAGATACTAAAAGGGGTGTAAAAGAGCCTAACAATTTCGATAATCAAAACCTAAAAGATGGAACTTGGATAACTTCATACTATGTTAAAAATGACAAAGTATGGGATGATATTAAAAAGGGGAAGTTTTACGGTTTTAGTGTTGAGGGTTGGTTCGATAAGACTCCTATTAATATAAAAAACAATAACCAAAAAAAAGAAAAACAAATGAGTGAAAAAAAGAGTATCAAAGATAGGGTTCTCGAAATTTTTGCATCAGAAGAAATAAGTAAGTTTGGCGAAGCTATGACTACTGATGGAGTTTCTGTTGTATGGGATGGAGAAGAACTAATCGAAGGTGTAGAACTTAGAGTAGTTACCGAAGAAGGCGAAATATTAGCACCTGATGGAGAACACGCTATACAAGTTGAAGAAAGTATTTTTGTTGTAGTTACTGAAGCTGGTATTATTACCAATATTGTAGCACAAGAAGAAGAAGTTATGAATGCTGAACCTACAGAAGATTTAGGAGAAGTGGTTATAGAGTTTTCTAAAACTGTTAACGATAAGTTCGCGAAACAAGAGTTAGCATATAAGGAAGATATTAAAACATTGAAAGAAGAGATTAAGTCTTTTTCTGAAAAGTTTGATGCTTTTGTAAATGCAACAGAAGAAACAAAAAGAAAGTTTAACAAAACAACAAGTGCTAAAAAAGAAGAGGTAGCAGGTTGGAAAAAATACAGTAAATAATGAAAAATTTAAAAGAAATAGTAAAAGATAAATACTCTTGGGATGTAACTGCATTACCTGCTTATGTAGATGAGCAAAATGAAGAAATATATTCAGACTTACTTTATTCAAGTGGTTTAACTTCAAGAATTAACGTGTTAGAGGGTGTTAAAGGTTCTCAAACAATTAAGTTATTGAATGGAGATATGGCTTTACAAAGTGCTACTAACTGTACTTATACAGATGATGGTAGTATCGTATTTGATGGGGTTGATATTTCAACTAAAAGATTATATGTACAACAGTCTTTATGTAATGAGAACTTAATTGATACTTGGGCTCAAATGCTTTTAGCTATTGGTGCAAATAGACAAGATAGAGATATGCCAAGAGAAGATATTATTACGGCTTACTTAATCAAGAAATCAAGAAAGAAAAACCAAGACTTAATGTTCTTAGGGGATACTGGTTCGGGTAATGCTGATTTAGTACACTATGATGGATATGTTAAGTTGTGGGATGCAGATGCTTCTTTAGTATCGGCAACAACTACGGAAACGGCTATCACTTCTGCTAATGGGTTTGATATTGCTAAGACTGTTTTTAATGCTATTCCTACTGTATTATTTGAAAATGAGTCTAATGTAGAAATCATTACAGGATATACAGAAGCTAGAGCAATTATAGACCAAGTTTATGCAGATAAAGACTTTGCATCTTCTATTGAAGTAACTGAGGATGGTTCTGAAATATCTTTTATCCTACCTACTACTAATGTTAGAGTAAGAAGTTATACTCAATTAAACGGACTAGAAAAAATGTATGCAGTACCGTATAACTATATGTTCTTTGGAACTGATGTAGAAAGTGATATTGATGGATTAGAAGTTAAGTACTTAGAAGAAAGCGATAAGTTAAGACTTAGTAACAAGTGGAGAAGTGGTATCCAATATGTATACCCTGAGTACTTTGTTAAATTAGTTTTAACAGTGTAGTACAAACAATTAATAGGGGGGTTTAATTACCTCCCTTATTTTTAACTTTTAAATAATAATAATATGTGTGAATTAACAGCAGGTTATACTAAGCAAAACTGTGCTTCTGTTGGAGGTGTTAAATCAATCATTCTTTATGGTATAGAGAATAGAGCGAGTTATACACAAACGGCAAATGAAGTAACTGCTCTTACAATGGAGTCAGGTAAGCAGGGTTTTAAGTTTTCAGTAGACCAACAAAGTGCATCATTTACAGAAACTCAAACTAGAGCAAGGGAAAACAATTCTTTGTTTTATGAAGTTGCAGGAGTGATAATGGTAAAAGATGATGAAGATGCTACAAGAGATTTAATTGCCTTAACTGGTGGTGGATTCTTAGGAGTAATTGCAGAGAAAGAGAGTGGTAAGTATATCCATTACGGAATAATTAACGGCTTAACTGTTTCAACTACTGAAATAGTAACTGGTCAAAATTATGAAGATATGAATGGAGCAACTATCAACCTAACGGGTAGAGAAAAAGCGATAGCACCGTACTTAGATAGTACTATTGCAGATGGTATTTTAACACCAGCACCTTAATAATTAACCCTCTTTAATTAGGGGGTTATAATTAAAAAAATAATTATGGAAATAAAAGAGAAATTTAAAGGCTCTTTTGTTTTTGTTAAAAGCCTTGATAAACTAATTGAGGTAACAGATAAAAACATTGAAGCTATAAAAGAATATAAGCATTTATTCAATGATATACCTAAAAAAACAAAGCGTAAATACGATAGGAGTAACGGCAAAGGAGATGACAACAATGGAAACTCCGAACTATCTATTTAGATTTTTTAATATACAGAAAAGACAAAATAATTTTGTATATTTGGATAAGCTTAACTCTACATCTAATAGGTTCGACTTATTTAGTTTAGATTTACCAAACGAATTAGATATTAATACAGGAAGTTATAAGTATTTTATTTATGAAAGTGCTGATGATGTTAGTACTGATTACGAAAATATGGTATTACTAGAAGAAGGCAGGGCAGAAGTTGTAAAAGACTTTCCCGAAAGTAAGTTTTATACGATAAATACAACAGATAATATAAATTATGTCTAATAACAGTAACGCAGGTTTTTCGGTATTCAAGAAAACAAACATACCTAAGCCAACAGAGGTAGAAGATAAGAGAAAAAACATCTACAAATGGGGTGCAAATAATCTATATCCTAACTTTTTAAACGGCTTATTTCAAGAGAGTGCTATTCAAAGCGGAATAGTTAGAAGTAAAGTACATTATACAGTTAGTGGAGGTTTAGAGTATGAGGGTGCAGACCGTGTTAAGTGGGATTTATTCTTTAAGAATGGCAATAGTGACTATACTATTGAGGAAGTTTATAGAAGTGCTTGTTTAGATTTTGATTTATACAATGGTTTTTTAGTGTTAGTGTATTGGAATTTAGCCAATAGAACTATATCAAAGATTGAAGCAGGAGATTACGATAAACACAGAAAGGTTATAGGTTCAAATAATATACTTTATTCGGAAGATTGGAGCGATAGTAAAATAGAGCCTACAACATTAAGTCCATATAATCCTAATAAAAAGGATGAAAGGGTAACATATTTAATATACGAAGAAAAGCCTAAACAAGTACTAACTAAGTTAGATAATGGTAGAGTGTCAGGCTCTAACTATCCTTTACCCCCTTATAGTGGTGCTATTACTTCATTATTAACTGATGTTAAAATTACTAACTATCAACTAAATGAGATAGCAAATAACTTTAGTATGGGTACTATTCTTAACTTAAACAATGGTAAACCAAAGGATAAAGAAACAAAAAGACTTTTAGAAAAAGAGATAAAAGATAATGCAACTGGCGAAGATAACGCTGGGGGTATGATGATTTTATATAACAATGGTAAAGATGCAGAAAGTAGTGCAATAAACATTAACGGAAACGATTTAAAAGATAGGTATTTAGCACTATCACAAGATGTTAGAAATAATATTTTATTAGCACATTCTGTTACTACTCCTATATTATTTGGAGTTAAGACAGAGGGTAGTTTAGGTAATGCGACAGAGTTAGAGGTAGGTTATAACATAATGAACCAAAACTACTTTGCAGGTAGAAGAAAGGCTTTAACAGATAGCTTAATGTATTTAGCTAGTACAGGAGTTAATTTACAGGGAGATATATTTTATAAGAATGTAGAACTAGGGATTAACTTAGTTAACAAAAGCGAGAGTGAAGAAGTTGGAGATGTTGCAGAAAATGTAAATATTGAAGAACTAAGATTTTCAGAAGAAACAAAAGTACTAGACTTATTTAAGCAATACGGAAGAGAGAGAAGTAAAGAAACTGTTTTTAGTAGAGTATTAAAAAATGATTTTGATGCTGATGTAGAGATGACTAACTGTTTAGAGGACTTTAAAAAACAAGCCTTTGAAGTTTCTAAAGATGTAGAAATAAAAGTACTTAAATTAATTGCAGAGGGTAACGATTTTAAAAGCATAAGACAAGCATTAAGTTTAAACCCTAGTGAATTAGCTGGGTTGTTTAAAAAGTTTAAAGGTTTAGATTATTTAGATGAAAACTTTAAGTTAACTAATATAGCTAGGGGTAGAATTGCACAAAGTGATACAAGTGTAGTAGATATAGTTTTTAGTTATGATTTAAGTCCTACTGCTCCACCTCTTTCTATTGGTGGTAAGAGTAGAGATTTTTGCACTCAATTAGTAGAGTTATCTAAGACTAGAGTATGGACAAGAGAAGATATAGAGAGTATAAGCGGTTTTGTTGGTTACAATGCTTTTAGTTATAGAGGTGGTTGGTATCATAACCCACAAACAAACAAGAATACCCCTTGGTGTAGGCACATTTGGAAACAGGAAATAGTATTTTAATATGGAATATTTAGTAGATTTAGAAACATTAAAACATTATTCTTTCGTAGAGGGAGATGTTAATGATGAAAAGCTTTTAGTAACCTTAAAAAGGGTGCAGGATACTTATATTGAGCCTATATTGGGAACACCTTTATACAAGAAGTTACTTAGTGACATTGAAAACGACACTTTAATAGGTGCTTACGTTACATTAATGACTTATGTATTAGATTGTGTTTATATTGCTTGTGATATGAAGGCAGTAACACACCAAAACTTTAAGATACGTAACAAATATACAGGAACGGTAAGCGACCAAAACGGTAGGTCGAACTCGGTAGAAGAAAACAATAGACTACAAGATAGTTTAGATGCTGATTTTGCTTTTTATAAGAATAGGTTAATAGGCTTTATAAAGGATAACGAGAGCGACTATCCAGAGTATTGTGAAGTAGGCGGAGATAAGCACGAAGAAATAAGACCCGAAGATAAAGGAACAAATTATAACGATAAGATAAGTTTTATATGAAAGGTAAAAAAGCAAATTTAGAAGTATTTAAGAGGTTACTAAAACAAGAAGAAGAAAAAATTAAGAAACGTGCAAATAACACTAAAACAAATAGACAAAGAGCTTAGAGAAATAGCAACAAAGCACACGCAAATACAAAGTTATTATTTCGGAGAGGAGTTAGAAATTCAAGAAGCTAACAAACTTGATAACTGTACTCTATTTGCTAATGTTAATGATGCTAATATTTCTACAAGCTTTGTAACTCTTAATTTAATCATAGCGGTATTAGATAAGATTAACACGGATAAAAGTAATTTGCTTGATGTAGAGAGCGACACGTTACAAATAGTTAATGATATATACCACGTATTACAATACTCTAACAGGTGGCAGGAATGGGGTATAGTTGACCAAGTAGGAAGTACACAAAAACTATACGAGCATACCGACAGTATTTTAGGTGGCTGGAGTATTACTATTAACTTAAAGATAAAAGCAAATAAAGGTATTTGCGATACTGCTTTTAACGGATATAATTTTGACTAATGGCAAGTGTAATAATAAATACAATAGACTCTAACACATTCTCTATTAATACAACTGGAGTAACTAGGTTTTACCCTAGAAACTTTATAATAAGTATTACTAATACGCTTGTATCTATAAGTAATAATTTTTTTGAAAAGAACACGCCAATAGTTAAAGAGGATTTTACAAACTTCACTATTAACGGAACTACTTATATAGATTTGTCTTTGTTTCAATTTGATTTACTAGCAGTTATAAATAACAAAGATATAAATGCAAATTATCAAAAATCTATTACATCAGAATTAAATAGTTCAGAAATACCATTAAATAATAATATTGAATTTACAGGAGTTGCAGAGCTTAACGATTTTGAGGATGTTATGGTACAAGTTGCAACAGACCAAAACGGAGTGTTGTATTGTGAGTTTAGTGCAGATGGTGTAAATTGGGACACATCTTTATCTTTTCAATATGATACAAGTAGAATAAACCCACCTCATATATTAGTCAAAGCAGAAAGATACTTTAGAGTTAGATTTATAAATAATAGCGGAAGTAATCAAACTTATTTAAGATTAAATACTTATTATGGTTCTTTTAACAAATTAACTGCTCCTATAAACGGAACTTTATCAGAAAACTATGACGCTTTAGCAACTAGACCAACAGATTATAAGTTAGAAGTAGCAAGTGGTAAAAGACAAGGGCGTTCTTTGTGGAATAAGTTTGGATATAATAATGATATTGATGCAGGTACAGAGGTTATAGCCTCTTGGGGTGGAACATTTAATCCTTTAACGACTGCAACAACTTTAAATATAGTTTCAACATCTGCAAATGACACAAATGGAGGTACAGGTGTTAATTCTTTAGTTATATATGGAATAGACGAAAGCAGAAATGAAGCTATTGAGGTTGTAACAATGAACGGAACGACACCAGTATTAACAGTTAGTAATTGGTTAGGAATTAATAGAGTTGCTATGTTTTTATGTGGTAGTTCACAAGGAAATGAGGGAACTATAAATATAACTGCAACAACTGGAGGCTCACAAATGGCTCAAATGCCTTTAGGTGGTGGTGTTACTCAACAATGTATATTTCATATACCTAATAATTATAATTTCAATACTGAATGGTTATGGATTAACGTAATTAATAAAGGTAAAAATGCAGAATTAATTATTAAGTTTTGGGTTTATTCAGAAGTTAATAATGGAAATCAAGAGGTTTTTAAAATAGATGTAGACACAGCGGTAACTGGAGAGCCAATACAAGTCAATCCTAGTTTACCATTTCCTATAAGTGAGAAATCAGTATGTTGGTTGGAGTGTACAAGCGACACGGCAAACGTAACTGTTAACGCTAGGTTTTCAGGAATATTAGAAAGAATTAGATAATGATTAAGAGTGAATTAAAAGAGTGGTTTTATAACTTTTGTGTAAGTTTTAAAAAAGAAGTTTCTATATTAATAGTAACTATAATAACATTTTTAAGTCCTATACACGGCTTATTTATAATAGTGGGTAGTATGGTTATGATTGATACTTTTTACGGAGTGTATGCAAGTATAAAGCTTAAAGGGTTGAGGTCCATTACAAGTCATAATATGTTTAATTTAGCCGTTAAAACTTTCTTTTATATGGGTTCTATATTAATTGCTTTTTTAATATCAAAGTATATGTTTGAAAGTAAGCTTATGGGTATTTCTTACTTAGTGCCTAAAGCCTTGTGTGGTTTTTGGGTTCTAATGGAGTTAAAGAGTATTGACGAAACGAGTATAAAACTAGGACATAAGCCAGTTATAGACATTATAAAAGATATAATAGCAAAAGCAAAGAGTTTTAAAAAGGATTTAAACGAACTGAAAAAGTAATGTTAAGCAAACTTATAAAACAAGCATTAAAAGGATTTAAAAAGCCTATGATATTAAAGGTAGTTAGATACAGACATTTAAAAGACCGTACAATAGGTAAACTTTATATTAATGATGTTTTTGAGTGCTACACTTTAGAAGATGCGGAAAGAGAGGTTAAGGTATGGGGGGAAACTTGTATACCTTTAGGGACTTATGAATTGAAGTTAAGACAAGAGGGAAGCTTTAATATAAGATATACTAAGAAATTTCCAGACTTTCACAAAGGTATGTTGCACGTTACTAACGTAGACAACTTTAAATATATACTTATTCATATAGGCAACTTTATTAAAGACACTGCTGGTTGTTTATTAGTTGGCAAAGAGGTTAACGAATTAGAGAATTTAAGCCGTTCAACAGATGCTTATAAGCAAATGTACCAAAAGGTTATTAAAGGCTTTGAGAACGGACAAAAAGTATATATAACTTATGAAAACGAGTAACATTATAATCTTAGTTTTAGTATTGTTTAATATTTATTTGCTATTTTCGATAAGTAATAAAGAAACTACAACAGTTATTAATAATCATTACACTATCCAAAAGGATAAAATACTCAAAGAATATGAAGTTAAAAAAGACAGTATTAAAAACTATGTTATGCCTTTGCCTAGTGATACCGTTTACAAGTTATACTCAGAGTGGCTTAATAACAGATAGTATAAAAACATATACCTTTACAGATGTACAAATTAGTAAAATGTTTATTGCAAGTTTGGAGCTTGATGCTTGTAATAAGACAGTGGTTGATTTATCTAACTTAATAGACTCAGCACAATTAAAGATTAATACTTTAGATTACGTTATACACGAGAAGAGTAAAAAGATAATAACCTTAAAGAAGTGGCGTTCTATTGGTTTAAGTTTTGGAGTGGTTGGATTATTATTTGTTATATTCACATAAATAGTTATATTTGCATAACAGTAATTACAATACCTCTTAATAATGTGTCCCAGTGTAATTCTTTTAACTAAATGCTCTTTGATTATATGATTAACAAGATTTAAAACCATACGGGGCTGGTAGGTCGTTTGCATAATTGGCATCTAGTGACTAAAGGAAATTTAAAACTGATTCAGCAGTTAGTTAATTAATAGATGTAAGTCGAAAGGAGTTACCACAGTTGCAACTGTAATAAGCGTAAACCTTACCCTACTGAAAAGGCAAAGAGCATTTTATTTTGTTTATTAAATAATTATACATACCTTCACAAAGTCATCACGTAGTCCTTTCATAAGACTTGAAAGATTAACTACTAGGTAGGGTAATTAAATACCTTAGATATTTTTTTATGTAACTCTACTGTTATACTGCCCTAGTCATTAAATTGGTTAGGGTTTTTTTCGTACGATATATAAATAAAAATTAAAAATAATACAGTTAATACCCTGCTCTTTCCTTATGTTTATTTATATAATTATCTTTACCTGTCAACTTATTAAATTCTTTAAGGATACTTAATACTGATTTAATACTTGCATTTCTTCCCTTTTCAATTTCGGAAATAGAACTTCTGCTCATACCTGTTTTATTAGCTAAATCGGTTTGAGATATATTATGAAGTATTCTATTATTTTTTATTACCGAGCCTATATCTTCTAAATCTTTTATCAAGTCTACATAAACATCTTTTAATTTTATATATTCAGAGTAGTGTTGTTTATTTAATATATTAGGGTTTATTTTACATTGGTAATCTATATGTTTTATTTCTAATTCTATTAAATTATTTATATCATCTGTTTCCTCTAATATTATTATTTTAGGAAAAACGAATATAGACTTTAAGCTATCAACCCAATCATTTACTTCTTTAGAATGAGAGTTTGTTAAATGACTTAATGGTCTATCAATACCAATAGAGCTTTTACCTACATAATAACACAAATCTGTTCTCGGGTCAAATAGACCGTAAATTATATTTTTTCGCATATTTTATTTATTTGTTTTTTCCAATTATTTTTACCAAAGCACCAAATGCCTTTTGTTTTTGTTTGTGAGTTTATTAAATTATTCTCGTAATTATCATCATCTAAATGGA